TCATATACTACTCCAAGTCCACAATACATTTGTTACAAATATTACTTTTTCTTTGTCTTTTCTTATGTAATAAAGTATATCAAATTTATCATTTTCATCTAAATTAGTATAATCTACAAAGTTCATTTCTGTTATAGAAACCATGCGTGTGAACTTCAAACCAAATTTACTTTCTATTTGTTTGAGATAATTAGGAATTTTTCCTGAAGCTTCCTGCCTGAGGTTTAAATTAAAATCATTACTATCGTCACTTATAATTATATGACTATCCAAAATATTTAGTTCATCTATCACATACATAAAATTTGCATCCTTTGGAATAGAATGTTTAGTATTTTCAATTAGAACATTGATAATTTGATATTCTTTCCCATTGATATCTTCATTCATAAAACCTATTTGCGGAACGTATAATTCTATATATCCATTATATTTAATAAAATTTTCATGATAATTATCCAAGGTTGATTTAAATATTTTCTTAAGTCCTCTATGTTTTTTCATATACTCTCACCTTTTATAATTTTATTCTACCTTTTATAATATTTCTACATGACAATAAACCTATTTTATACCATTTTAGCAAATTATGTTAAACTATATTATAATTGTATAAAATTAATAGGAGTTTTATTTAGTCAAATACACAGGTAGAAATATAGGTGCTAAAATTCTATAAAATAAAGCGACAAGTACAATATTAGTAGTAAAAAATAATCCTGTCGTAACTTCATATATACAAAAAAAGAATGTATAAAAGGACACAAAAATATGGAAAAAAAGTTCGTACTTAAAGATAGAGACTATAAAGAAAATAATATAGCTCTTATATTAGTGAAAAAGGAAGAAAGAGATGTATGTACTGTATATAACTTGATAATAAGTTATGACAATAGGAATGTTTCAAAAGAAATCGCGTTATTCGAAGAAGATATACTTTTAATGAATACATATAAACTTAAAAATACTCTCAACTTTCTATATTTTACAGAACCAGACTTATCTTTCACAATAATTGATTTAGAGGACGGTATTCTTGTTTACATTAATTTGGACTCCGGAATTGAATACTCAAATATAGCTACAGATTCAGGATTATCAATAAGACTTAATATCACTTATGATTCTTTTACAATATTCTTATCATCCATTACACTTTAATCAAACCTTTATTATAGAACATTTATCCTATAATATCAGAACTTACACGATCTTTGAAATATTGATTCCATTTAAAAAGGGAGAGAATACTAGATTCTCTCCCTTTTTAGATATTTGATTTTGATTATATATTCATTTTGTTTAATACCTGGCATTTACTAGATAAATTCTATTTGTCTTTGATTTAATAAGTAATATGCACCCTACTTCTATTAATACTGCTTCATAAATTGGTCACGTTCCCATTCAGACACTTGCATACGGTTTATGCATGCACTGTTCACAGGAGTACATAGCAGTACAAAACATTGATTCCATAGTTTTTATATAAATAAAAACACATACCTATTTATAATTTTGTGTCCTTTTATGTGTCCCAAATTATTCATTAAGATTTTGGGACACATATACTTCAGTTTAATCCATGTTAAAGTAGTTTTTTAGTTCAATACTTATTAAATTAGCGTGGATTAGAGTTTATCAACAGTATCCGCATAGTTATCTAAAAAATTCTTGAAATATTCTTTGAGTATATTATTTTCTTTTTTACTTATACTTCCAACATTATATATACTTTCAACACTAACTTGTCTATGTTTTTTCAATTCTGAATTAAATAATTCTATTTTATAGTCTTCAGTAAGATTATTTTTTACATCAATATTACTAAAATAGTTTCTTCCTATATACATAGTTGTCATTAACCTTAATAAATTTTCATTATCAAGTTTTTTTAAATAATTTCTTTTTAAATTATTTTTTTCTTTAAATCCATTTAGTGTGTCTAAACTATTTTCACCAGCAACATTACTCTTATTAATTTCAGAATTACTTTCTAATTCACTATCAAGAACATCGATAAAATCATTAATTAAAACTCTTAGATTATTACTCATTTTATCTCTCCCTTTTTTATTAAATTTCGTTTGTCAAATTAAGCTAGACAATTTCTCATCTTCGATGAAACTCATAAATACTTCCAATGGTGTTTTATAGCCCAGCGATTTTCTGGGACGATGATTAATATTTTGAGCAACACTAATGATATGATCATCAGTGACTGAATTAAAGTCTAATTCTTTATCTAATCCACTGCGTCTAAGTATCCCGTTAGAATGTTCATTCAATCCACGTTGCGACGGAGTGCCGGGGTCAGCAAAGAATATCGAGATATCGTGTCGGTTACAGATTGTTTTCCAGTTGGAGAACTCCTTACCACAATCGAAAGTAATCGATTTAAATATATGAGCAGGTAAAGCTGAAAACATAGAGTGAAGAGCATCTTCAATATCATCTGCCTTGCGACCGTGAGGTCGTATAGTGATAATCATCTTAGAGATTCTTTCTACTAAGGTTATGACAGCACTCCCATGATTACGGCCAATGATAGTGTCACCTTCAAGATGACCAAATTCTTGAAAGAAGAAAGGAAACTCTTCTATTCTTTCAGAAATGTGTCTTTTGAAAGCCTGTCTACCTCTTTTTTCACAATGACCATTTGGCTTCCTTTTACCTTTCATAGGTAAAGATTGTACTGCAAAGACGTTTTCCTTAAACATTCTATAAAGAGTTTTTACAGAACAATCAATCGGGTGTTCACCTCTGCCAATAATGGTGTCAGGTGTCCAGCCATCGGCTACTTTTTCTCGAATATAAGCTGACTGATTTTCTGGAAGTACTATTCTATGTCTGCCACAATTTGATTTTCTTTGCTTATACTCTTGGTAATATTCCAGTGCAGTTATACCTGTCTTAAGTGCATTTATTACGTTATAAATTGTCTGTCTTGATCGTTTCAATCTCTTTGCGATTTCTTTTACCGAAAGATTTTGATGATAATATGATTCTATGAACGTGAGTTCATCCGTGTTAAGATGTTTATAGGCCATTCTGTACTAACTCCTTATGTTTTCTTTGGTCGGAAATACATATTGAGTTTAGCACAGAAGGCTTTTTTAGTTGTCTAGCTTAATTTTACAATCGACGAAATATAAATATATTATACAGTATTATAATAAAAAAAGCCCTGCACTCGGTAATTGAGTGCAAGGCTTACAATTTATAACATTTTATTCACTTTAATCTTTTGACCAACTTTAATTAAGTTCGGTTTGATGCCAGTATTAAGTCTAAAGACATCGTTTGACTTCAATCTATATTTTCATCATTTCTACTTATTGTGTCTACAGGTTTAACTACATACTTTAAAGACACTAATGTTGATGATAAGGTAGTTACTTTTGGTGGAACTTTTTAATAATGCGGGCACACAGTATAAAGTACCTAATCATTAATCAGGTGCTTTATTTATCCTATATAAATAAAATTATTCTATAAATCTGTCCAAATCTACTCCTGTTAACTCAGACAAATCTTTCTTGTTACGATAACTGAAGTCTAGTATTGTATAACGGTATGTTTTCTCTTCTCGATTACTATCAAATACTCGATAAATATCATCTTCAATTTCTTCTGTATCAAAATCTGTGTATTTATCTGAGGAAACGTTTAGAAAATTTATATATAATGCATCAAGCTTTTTATCGTAATTCACCTTTATTTTTGCTTCTGCGATCATAAATTTTCGCCTCCTTTTTACGCTCTTCTACTTTCAGCTTAGTACTTGACCTCTCCATTATCGTTACTATATCCCTATGATTTTCATTTTCTTCAGCAATCACACTATATATTTTTGGATTTCCTTGATCATTAATATTGTCAAAAGCTAAATAATTATATCTTGACTTACCACTTGGTGCACTTTGCTCATAAATATAATCTGGTTCTTCTATTACTTGTTTAAAAAATGTTTCGTTACCTTTGAAGTGATGTCTTTCTTCATGTTCACCTATCACATGATATTCCCATGTATTAGACTTTAGTTTAACATCGTTGCCTAAAACATCTTTGGTTTCAAATACATATGAAATATTATCTTTCATCAGCTGAATTGTGACCTTCGTACTTTTCCGAATTTAATTCAACATCTGGTAACTTGTAAAATTTTTCTTCATAGTATTCTATATAAGAGTTTATAGCATTCCCTAATGATTTTAAAACAGATGGTGTTATAACAATATTAACCGTTTCTTCAATTCCTCGAGGAGAATTAAATTCAAATGATAAAACTGCATCATTTTTACCTCCCATAAGTTTAACCTCGTTAGCATACATTGAGTGTTCAGGACCTATAAAAATGTCTTCTTCATAGATTTCTTCATTATTCACATCAATTACCCCCTTCTTATACTTTGTAACTTAATAATACTAAATATTACGTATAAATCAAATACAATATATGTTCCAAAAGAATATAAAAAGCCCTGCACTCATTAATTTGAGTGCAGGGCTCTGACATCTATATTCCAAGAATTATAAAATTGAGGGGCTGATCTCAAGGGATATATTTATAAATTATCATAATTATTTTTAAACTTCAATTAACAATATATTAATTTGTACTTATTTAATTGTGTGCTTATGAACCCAACCATTATTGCTAGGCGAATACGTTCTGCACCATATATTACCTTGTGCATCTTGAATCTCTTCAAAGATATAGACAATCTCGCCTTTTTTAAGGGTTCCAATCTCTTTGTTGAACGTATAGTTACTAAAATTACTACCTGAACGTTGTCTCAACGATGCGTTATATTGAATCGTTCCTTTGTAGTGAGGCGTCTTAGACCACGCTTTGATACGTTTACACCCTTTAGCTTTAGCAGGTGCTTTTTGAACAGGTTTACTAACTGTACTTGCCTGTACTTTTTTACCATTATTTAAAGCGACAAGATGCTTTTGTACTTTATCTCTAAACTGTTGGTATGTGCCTGTAGCGTGCATTTTGTGAGGGCAGTCTTTACCTGACCAATCATAATGTCGTTTCAGTCGGCTCATATCCCAACCTCTTTCGTGCATAACGTGAGCGATATATAAGGCTGCGTTTTCTTCTGCTTGCATGTAACGTTGTGACTTAGGACCACTATATCCATTATCCATTGAACGTGCAATTTCGATTCCGATAGATTTCATGTTTCCGTTACCTCTACCATCTCCAGAATGCCAAGCGTTACGACTGAAAGGAATTAATTGATGTACTTCATTTTCATCGATAACTACATGATACGATGTTTCGCTATTATTTGAGTTATGATACGCTGCTTCTTCTCTAGCACTCGCTGTATTACCTGTATTGTGAACTGTAATATACTCAGGATCCATTGCGAAAGGTGCTTTCAAATTGTATTTGCTTGCTGGTAACCATGAATTAATAATTTTATATGCCATGTTATTTCTCTCTCCTCTAATTTTGTATTTAAAAAAGACAACTCGTATTGAGCTGTCTTAATGTATTTCTTCGTTCTTCTCAGCTTGAACCTTAACACTCACATCAACTTGACCACCTGGCAAGTCTTTAGAATGTTTAGCTGTAAATTCTTCTTTCACTTCTGTTGTAATTGACTGCTTATCGTTATTGCTTAATATAACTGCTAACTTCTCTGATATATTTGCAGGTATTAACACGCCCATTTGAGCGCAATTTTCAACAATAGATAGTCCCTCGTTTGCAATATAGAACATAATCGTGACGATGACCAATCCACCATTCAATTGAAGTATCTGATCAATCACGTTAGCTAATACGATGATACAGAATACCATCAATTTTCTAGCAAAGCCGAATAATGACTTTCTCGACCATAAGTTTTTGTTATACACTGCTTTAGCGATACCTGTCACGATGTCTACTAGCATAAATATACATAAGAAGTGTAGTAATCTGATATCCCCTCCATATAAATAAATTTTAAGCATCTCTATATTTTCCAAATTCATTCCTCCGATTGTTATCCACATTTTTTTATCACCTCTTATAATGTTTCTTCTGTCGTTTCCTCTACCACTTCCCCATTTTCATCATACTTTGTACGTTCAACATCTTGTTTTACATAGAATGTCTTAGTTCCATTATCGAAGATACCTGCTAACATATTTTGGACTTTACAGAATTGTTTCGCCTGCTCTTCTTCCTTAAACTTAAAAGCAGTATTAGGTGTAGCACCAGACACGAAACCATTTGAATAGTTACGTGTTAAAGCACTCTCTTGTCCGTTGATGTTTCTTTCTACTAAATAAAACTCCTGAATTTTTTCTGTCATTTTGAATGACCTCCTGTTTTTATTTATAAAAAAGAAGCTACAGATTATTCTGCAACTTCTTGATTACCGTTTTTAATTTGATCTAATTCTTCTAAAGCATCGTCCAACATTGCTTGAATCATTACTTTATCAGATAATGCTATCATAAGCTGTTGTTGTAGTAATGACACTTCTTTTTCTAAATTACGTTGTGGTTTTTTATTTTGTTGATTCATTATTTTGTCCTCCCGAATTTAATTTATTAGCGTTTATATTGTATTCACTTTTTAAACTAAAATATTTTTCTTCCTCTCCAAAAGGATACTCCCTGCTTTCATAGTAAAAATAGAACTCGATATTAAGTTCATCAACAGAAAAGATGATAATACTCTCATTTTTATAGCTATCTTTTTTAGGCATACTATATATCGTTTTTATCGTTGCATCGAATTCCCCATAACCATTAAAATCAGTCTTCAAGTCAGTTAGAGATAATGAATCATCCAGGTTATTAGATATGAATATTAGGTCTGCTGATTTATATAAATATTTATTCTCCTTATGATTATCATATTGTATATTAATCTTAGCTATTAGTTTTACTTCATTGATTTCCATCTTATATCATCTCCATAATAATATTTATTTTATTCTCTAGTTTATTATTCTTTTCAATCTGTTCCTGTAACGCTTTTGCTAGTGTCCAGATCACAGAAGTGTTGTCTATTCCGTTCTTGCTTTTTGAGAGCCAAAAATCAGGAACTTTATAGCCATCACCAATAACCGAACCTCTAGTAAGGTAGTCTAGGTCATTCTTATAATAGAATTCATAAATCTCTACTTCATTAGTAAGAACTTCAGAAGCATTCACTTCCCACTTACGAATGCCTGTTTTCCATTCTTCTCTAGATTTTTGCACCCATTTATTATAGGAAATCTGGTTGAAGTCACCATCATTTGCCTTAATATTAATAAATTGGTCAGTCGTTCCGGTCCTGGTGAATCTCACTTCTCCACCTGACCCCGGCCTAATATACAAATGTGATCCTGGAATTTGACCATTGAAGTCTATCCATGGCACGTAAATACCATTCGAGCGTAGACTAGCGAATTGATCAGTAGTCCCTGTATAAGTTAATTTAACTTCATGACCACCTTTTGGTCTTAAATATAAATGTCCACCTGTAGCATGTCCATTGAAATCTACAAATGTAGTATAAGTACCACCTGCTCTTGTATTAGTATAAACATCAGTCGTTCCTATATTTGTAAATTTAACCTCACCATCTCTGGTTGGTCTCAAATACAAATGCGTACCATTTGCATAGGTATTTACATCTAAAGTATTCCCAAAGAAACCAGCAGCCCTTACGTCTTTATATCCACCGTCTAATAAACCGTCAGACATTACCCTTAATTCATCACCATCAAGCCCTATATATCCATTCGCTTTCAAAGGGAATTTAATCGCTAAAGTTCGTATTGGTCTGTAAGCATAACTTCCGATAGCACCATCGCCCGGTATGCCATTCATATCAACAACACGAGCTTCTCCTGTAGGTGCTGTACCTAAATAGACATTGCTTACAGATGTCCCTACAGCGGAAGTTGTTACTAATGTTTGCGTTAAACTAAAACGCAACGACCCGCCACTGTTAAAGCTTTGGATGCCATCTAAACCAACATCCATTCTGGCACCATTATCACGATTCATTGTGATTGATCCGTTCTCGATATTGACACTAGCCTGTTTATCCCTAGCTTGTAGCGTTCTCGCTGTAATTCCGATTGCATCAAGATATTCAATAGTTGCTTTCTTACTAAATAGCTTAGGAATATAGGCATCAGTGATTGTAGTTACACCGTTTTTGATAATGACATCTCCATCGTTCATGTCGATTACTCTACCGTTCAACTTAATCCCACTTGAACCTACTGTGAAGTCTGATATATTTCCGTTTTCATCATACGTAAATTGATGCCCTGTCGAGATACTGTTGATGTATTCTGATAATGTTTGATTCAACGTCTTACTTTCATTATCATAGACTTTCTTTGATACAGATTGAGCTATCTGATTACTCTCTTTCAGCACTTCAGACTTGGTTTCATCTATCTTATTAACGATGCCTTCTTTGTCAGATGTGTATTCTGTACGTTGAACAGTGTCTTTGAGATAGTCTTCTTTCACGTCTTGTAATACTTTATTGATTTGTTCTGTCGTATCTATCTTACCTATAACACGTCCATTTTCATCTCGTGTTAATCCATCAGCAATTGAGACTAACTGATCTAAAGCATCGTTCCATTTTTCTTCGGTATATTGCGACTGCAACAACTTGAATCTTGCATCGATTGATAGCTTAGCCTGTTCAATGATTCTATACAGTGCCTGCAACTGTTCACGATACTTTAAGAATAACGCTTGTGTATCAATCAACTTACCAATGGTTGCTGTATCAGGTGTCATGCTTTCGAGATTAATCTTGATGTTATTGAACACTGTTACTGTCTTATCAAGATTGCTGTTTAACAACACTTTAATATCCTCATCAACTAAATACTCACTGTTCATCACTTCATGCATTTCATTAAGTAACTTACTATGCTGTATTGTTAAGTTGATGAATGTATTACTTAACTCACTAAATAAGGCTTTCTCTCTCGTGACACCACCGATTTGTTCAACATTATCTACAGATGCTTTAATCCATTGGCCTTCCCAATAACGTTTCAGGATAGGAACATTAGGATTAGATGTGTCTAGCCAAAATACATCATTCACTGCATTAGTTGGTGGTGTGTCAGACTTGATAATCTTTTTCTCGTAATGCTGTAATTCAGTATCTAATGTATCCTGCACGATCGTATTAACGTTCGAGATATTATCGATTAACTTCTGATTAAAGTTATCGAGTTTACTTCTAAAATACTTAAGTAGATCATCTTCCTTATACTCAACGATACGACCAAAAGTATAAGTACAATCGTCACTGATTAAGTCGTGAGTAAATCCAATCACTTCTGATTCAGCATATAACGATGGTGTAAAGTCGCTATTCTTAATACGAACTAAATCTCCATATCGCACAACTTCATGTGGATGTTCTCTCTCTAGGTCAACGACTGTTATCTCATAACTGATTGATGCACTCTTACGCTTATTTAATTCAGTTGTAGCTAACGTTGTAAGTCTTTCTAGTGTCATATTTTGTTCGTTTGATTCTGGTTCATAGATACCCCAGATATAACGCTGAGGGAGGTTGAACTGTTCCTGCGCTTCATCATCAACAACAATGATTGTTATACGCTGTCCCTTATCGTTCTCGGGGCCTAGAGCAAGTAATGCTGTCTTAACCTCTGAGAAGTCGATAGTACGTTTCATACTGATCAAGTCTTTACCGTAAACAATTTCCTTACCTTTAAATAAAGCTACCGGCTCTCTCATATTTACCTTACGTTCACTGACTTCATTATCACTGATTATGATTTCATAGCTTGCCTTAAGACTGTGATTCGTCTCAATCAACTTAATCATCTCGTAAGGTGTCTGAGTACTCGTCCATGACATTGTCCTGATGCCTGCAAAGTCGCAATCACCAACAGTCCAACCTGTATCCTTAAGGACTTCTGATAACTTATCGTTTACAGTAGTTTTCTCGTATTTACCTGCTAAAATAGGCTTAGCCGAAGCAATATCATGTAAATAACTCGCATTACATTCAATCGTTACATACTGTCCCTCGTCTTCAACACGTACGATAATAAATTCACGATATATGCCATTCTTATCTTGAATGATGACACGATTACGTTTCTTAAAATGTTCAGCACGTTGACTTAGCATTATAATATCTAACAATTCACTGTCTGCATCACGTTTATATTCAGCACGTATAACGTTATTATCATCATTACTGATAAAATCGATGATGTTACTATCAAAGTCTAATACGTGTATCAATATTTCACATCCTTTCTATATATAGCGTTCAGTCCATTTGACTGTTGTATCGAATGTTGCTTCGGGACTTATCAATAGTTCGGATACACCTTTTTCAACATTAAAATAATTCGATCCAAAATCTTTTAAATGCAGCACGTTGTCATCATTAATGGTAACAATATGTTCTTTCGTATCGATATAAACTAAATCGCCTTTTCTGATGATGATAGGTGTTACATCGCTTTGTCGTGGTAATAATTCTTGAACGCTGAAACCTAATACATTGATTGCCATAAACTTATCAGATTTAGAAGATTTACCTGAATAGATGTTCATGATACGTGCTTTACGTTGATAAAAGTTCCCTCTGTCCTTGATAATTCTTACATCATTATCCAAAGGCTTCTTACGATTCTTATCTTTATCAGTATTATATTTGAACGTTGTAATCTTGATGTCTTGACCTCTACGTTCAAGATACATAAACACATGAATGTTCTTAGCACTCTTTAAGCTGTATGGTGTTGCCTTACTGTATATCTTCCTAGCTTCACCATGTTCGTTGTAGGCATATACAAGTATTTCACTTTCATTCTTATTCATTGTCGTATTGACATAGCCAATACTGAATAATACACGATCATTTTCATCTTTAACGTATGCGAACGACTTTCCTGTGCCTACTCCTGCATGATGTCTGATAACTAGCTTAAAACGTATTCTAAAGTCTTGTAATGATTTGCTGACTGACTTCTGTAACCCTGCACCATGCCAATTCGTTGAAGTGTTCGTACCCCAATTCGTAACATAAATACTTTGCTTGTCAGAATATAGACTGAATCGACCACCTCTAGCATCTCCACCGTCACGACCTGTACCGAACGTTGTATCATTAGGAACATAGTTCCAATTGCGTAAGTCTAACGTGTTAAACTCATCGCTGAAATAATATGGTTCAGTGTCTTTAATTTCTTTATAAGCATCTTCCGGTTGGCCTACCATAAAATAATCAGTTGCTTCACCGTTGACACCTTTAGCAATCGTGAAGTTTGTACTATTCTTTAATGCTCGTGCTTCAATAATGATTGATGTATCAGCAGTACCTGTGTTTACGATGGATACTTGATCTGAGATAGCTGTATTCATACTTCCTTTTAAAGCGTATCTGTATGGATCTGTTAGAGTAACACTCACTTTAAGGTTGATAGCTGATCTATTTGTTTCAGGAATATCAAAGCCGTCATGGATTACAGCATTCCAATACCATTCTTCACCTTCAATTTGCAACCTTACGCTTTCGTCTTGATTAAACAAATTCACTAAATCATTCATGATGTTGTCGTTCTTTTTAACACCACCAGCAGAACTATAACTGTTTAAAATAATTAAGGGCAAATCAAATTTAACTTCATTAAGATACTTACTTTTCAGAATACTACCAGGCCTACCATTTACTTTTTCAGTTTCAATTGCATAATAAAAAGAAGGGATATTGAAGTCCCTTCCTAAAAACAGCCATGGCAAGCTTTTATCATTAATTTTAATACTCTTCATAATCTTCACCTAAAACCTTTTTATCCTTGATTTAGTACGCTCGTATTTCTCAATTGTATCTACGACTTGCTTCTCATGTTCATATTTATCAATAGAATATTGTTTGCTTCTTATTGTTTCTGTCTGTTGTTCTATTCTATCGAGTTGCTCTTGTTGATTTCTTACAATTTGCGCAAGCATCTTTACAATATTAGATTCTGTATCGTTTGATGCAATATTAACATCGGGAATATTAGGTCTATAACCTTGGCCACCTCTTTCTTTAGGCATTATCTTCATCGCTGTGTAAGCAAGTAATTTCATAGCATCAGAACGTCTTGAAGGATTTAAAGGAATAACAACCTCACCTTTATTCTCTTCATCAAGCCAAGCTAATTGTTTGCCATTAACAATGCCACCTGTCTTGTAACCATGACCATGACCGATTACAGATAACATAGAGCCACCATATCGTGACTTAGCGTATCTCATACCAGCTACTAAGTTATGAAGTGGATTGTAGATGTCATTCATGCCCTTTAATTTATAAGCATTGAAAGTTGGGGGAATAACTTGAACTAAACCTCTAGCTTCATTACCACCAGTGTTTTGATCCACATATCCATGTTGAACTGCTCTAGCGTTACCACCAGATTCTGACTGTATTTGACTCAACCAAGCATTAACATAAGCTGAAGTTGTTGGTAGTCCAGATAATTTTAGTGCTTGCTTAACTGTACTTGACCAATTACCACCTTTAGAACCACTTTTTGAAGCATACTGTGAAGCCCAAGCTTCAGGATTGATACTGTCAGGATGATTATCTCTATATCCTTTGCCTTTATTAACTTGCCAATGCAGATGGTCTCCAAAAGAGTTACCTGTGTTACCGACTAAACCAAGAATCTGTCCTTGTCGTACTCTATCACCTTTCTTAACCATTCTTTTAAGCATGTGCATAAATATATGAGTAAATCCATTAGCATATACTTGAACCTCATTACCACCAGAAGGAGTGTAAGGTGAGAACCACGATTGAATTACTTCACCAGAAATTGGAGAAGGTATCTTTGTTCCTGCTTTTACAGCATAGTCAATACCAGCATGTCCATGAGCTGTCCACTCTCGGCTTTGTGCCCAATTAGCAAAAGGATTATCTCCACCCATCGAAGTTTCTTCAAAAGCACTTGTAATGAATGACATTACACCTTCTTTAACTTGATTGAATCCGCCTTTAGCCATATCTAATGCAAAGTTACTAAGTCCACCAAATCCAGTCCTCTTAAGTACACCATCAATCAACTTTTTAGCTAATGATTTAGGATCTTTGATAAAGTCCATTACGTCTCCGAATCCATCAACTATGCCTTTACCCATGTTGCTAAAGAATCCACCAACACCTGTACCCTCAGAAAACTTAAGTGGTGCATTACCAAGCATGTGTTCAGTCTCATAGTTACTGAATACTTTAGTTCCTGCTGGTGCGTGGAATGTAGTCTCATCATTGAATAAATGTGTTTGACCATTCGGGAATTGAACTAACTCTCTAGTACCCTTCCAGTTTCCTTTACCTTTATCTCCAACTGTGATTAAGCTGTTGTTTGCTAAAGCACCATTCTTAGTACCAGTGCTGAATTTAGGTACTTTCCACTCTTTAACTTTCTTACCGATGCCGAGCTTATCTGTTACAGTATTGATTCCTCCGATAGTACCATTAACAACACCACCAAGTTTATCAATCATCTTATTTCCAAGATGCTTTACACCATCAACGGCTTTTCCTGCACCGTTTTTGATACCTTCACCTATTCGCTTCGGTAATGCAGCACCTCCATCTACCATTTTTTCAAAGGTATCATCCAATGTCTTCATTATTTTTTTGCTGAATTCTTTAGTACCATTCCACATTTCACTCATACTTTTGGTAAAAGATTTATAAATACTTTTCATTTTTCTAGGTATAAATCCATCTATTAAATTAAATGTATCCTTAACTTTTTCCCATAAATTAGTGAACGTTTGTTTGAAATTAGTGAATATATCCTTCAATACTTTCTTTAAAAAACCAAAGATATTTTTCCATACTTTAGCTGTTTGAGAATTCGTTTTTGACCAGATTTTCTCCACTATTTCAAAAATAGAATTCATACTATTCTTAAAGTAACTTTTAATAGCGGAAAACATTTTCGGGAAGATCTTAGTGAATCCTTTAGCAAAGGCTAGGCCACCTTTTAATATACGGCCGTAAAATAAAAGATTGATACCATTCCAGATAATTTGTATAGCACCTTTAGTTATCTTCCATAAACCACCAAACAGCTTCTTCCAATTCCCAGTAAATAAAGCCGAAAATACTTGGATAACACCAGTGATAACATTTATAGCCCCTTTGATAACACCAACAATTGCATTAAACGTTCCAACAACCACCACTTTCGCAATGCCTAATGCAACTTTAAAAGTCACACTAAATACTTTCCCTAGTACTGAAAGTATAGGGACAATGATTGCCATTACATTTTTAAGAGCTTGAACAATCATAGCACCATTTTCTTTCCAAAATTTAAGAAGCATAGATCCTATTGATTTAAAAGCACTACCTACAGCTTCTCCCATGGATTTAACTGTAGATTTAATAGTTTCTACTGTCTTGGTAAGTCCAACCACTAGTCCTGGAGGTAGGAATTTGCTTAATGTCATTACGCCTTGTTTATCATTGCCCTTAAATAACTGAAACAAACCTTTAATTGTTCCTATAGTTATCTGAGCACCTTTCCTTACTGCACTAAATGCTCCATGAACTATATTCCTAAAGATTTCAACTTTTTGAGTAAGGCTAACAACTAATTCTGGTGGCAAGAATTTACTAAGGGTCATGACTCCTTGAGTGCCCTCTCCCTTAAATATCTGAAATAGACCTTTAATTGTGCCTATAGCTGTTTGGGCACCTTTCTTTACGGACTCAAAAGCACCATTAACAACATTTCTAAAAGTTTCACTATCTTTATAAGCTCTGGTAAGGCCTATCGCTAGTAACGCTAACCCTGCAACTACAGCAGTGACAGTAAGTGCTAATGGAGCCCCCAGAGTCATTATTGCTCCTAACCCTTGCGCCATCAATCCTATACCTATTAGAACAGGTGGTATAGCTGCAACGATTCCAGCCAAACCGAGCACCATCATCTTTTTACTTTCTTCTAACTTGGTGAACCAACCGATTCCCTGTTTTATGGAACCTGTCAAAGATTTAAACCCCTGAATCACTAATGGAAGAATAGGTTTTCCGATTTCACTCAGTAAATCTTTTATGATTGTTTTTAAGTTACTTGTCTGAGTTCCTAATTGATCACTCTCACGTGCTGCTTGCCCTAATGCTCCACTAAGTTTGTTGCCTTCTTCAACCATTGCTAGTAACGTCAACTGTTTTTGCTCTTCATTTAGGTCTTTAAATGACTTACTATATAGTTTATTCGCTTGAGCATTACGTGTTGTTTCAGTAGATGATATACCTAAGGCTGCATCATTTTCAAAATTTCCTTTTAAATATGACTGTAGACTTTCAGTTACCTCTTCGATACTACGATCATAGAAAGCTGCACTATCTGCCGCTGCTAATGTTGCTCGACTTGTAATATCAAGTGCTGTTTTTGCATCTGCTCCGGTTGTCTTAGCGAATGCTGCTATTTGAGTGAAACTACCTCTTAAAGAGTTCGGTAATAATCCTGTCTCTTTAGATATCTTCTCTAAACTTTTAGATGCTGTACCTTCCATCTTTCCAAATACTTGAGAAAATTGAGATTCTGCTGCATCATAGTCACCAGCAGACTTAACAGCAGCTGCACCAACACCAAGGATAGGTAAAGTTAGTTTTGTGAACATGTCTCTACCAATACCTGATGTCATACTCCCGAAGCTTTTTAGTCTAGATCCGTTGGCCTTCATAGCTTCATCCAATTTATAGAATGTACTCTCAAGCTTTTTATTATGCTCTGCTAATTCATCTTGCTCTCTCTGAGCGTCTTGAAGTGCACCTCCTAAGTCGTTTAAGGTAGCTATCTCCTTGTTTAAAGCCTTCTTTTTAGCCTCAGCATCTTTAATTTGCTTTTGTGTAGCTTTATCAGAAGAGGCTTGTTCATTCGCCTTCTCATAAGCTTTAGTCATCTCTTCAACAACTTTTTTCTGAGCTTCATATTTTTTACTAAGACCATTCGTTCTTGTCGCTAAGATGTCCATTTCAGAGCCAGTACGCTTCACAGCACTCATATTCGCTTTGAACTCTTCATTGACCGACTTCATCAGGTTTCTCATGTTTGTAGTGTTTTTTCTCAAACTAGAACTGTCTAAATCTACTTCGATTGCCATTCTTCCTAATGGTGTACTACCAATAGCCATGTTTTACCTCCTTTCTTTTCTAAATTACCAAGCATCTAATTCTTGTAATTCTTTTTGACGTTGCTCCTGTTCTTTCTTATTCATAATTCTGTATTCATGTTCCATTAATTCATAGATGTCTTGTTGATCTAGTTCATGTTTTTTATAATGTTTTCCATCTTCTCGACTTAGCATAAAATCGTAAAATTCTAATAAAAATTCATACTGTTTTTGATAAGAAAAAGCACTACTATCTAATTCTTCTTCTTTTCCAAAAAATCTTTTGTATCTTTACTTTGAATATCTGGTGCAGCTATCATCGCAAGCTGTTCTTGTAGTACATCATAAAAATCTGATTGCGATATACCCTCTAGCATTTCGTCTTTAGTAAATTGCTCTTTATATGCATCAGTGATTAAATCCAAAAGTTCTTCAATTAAATCAATTTCTGATAATACCGCTTCTTTATCTTTACTATCATTGAGTTTTTCTAATTTTGCACCAAGTCGCATCGCTCTCATAGTATGTAAACCGGTTAATACTTTCATCTTGAATACTTTTTTCGTTCCTTTTTCATAATCAACTGTTAATTCGATTTGTTTAGCCATATCTATACCATCCTTAATTTAATTTATATTTTATTTAACCAAAATAAAAAGGGGCCCAGGCCCCTTATTTTTATAACGATAAACTTGCTTCTTCTTTAAATAATTGCTTATAGAATTCCGCTTCTTTAAAGCTCTCGTCATCTGAATATACTTTCAACTTATAAAAATCATCATTAATTCTATCCATTGATTCAAATTCTAATTTAATAGGCTGTGCTTTAGCTTTATCTTCTTTAGTTTCAGAGCTTTCATCAATTAATTGGAATACTACTTTACCTAGACCAACAAGCGCATACGTCCCATCTTGATAATCAATTTGAAAAGATAATGCCCACTCATGAGATACATCATTAGATGTAAATTTTATAATGCCATGTTCATCTTTTGTCGCACCTTGGATAGCCATTTCTAAGCTTGGCGGAAGTGCTGCAAGCTCAATTGTTCCTTTACCAGCAGACTTGCTGTTAATTGTCGCTAGTTTTTTGTTTGAACCATAGACTGGCTCAGAACTTGATTCTGGTTGTGCATTAATTTTTTGAAGATAATCTTCAGCAACCTTATCGACTTTTTCAATTGTTAACGTTTCTTTTGTGTCTTTTGTGATTTTTGCTAATCTTAAATTTGATGTTCCTACTGGAATTTTTAAATTGTTTACCATTTATATTCTCCTTTATATATAGATATATCCAACATATCGTCTACCATCCCTCAACATTTCAGTATCAGGATCATAACCGAAGTTTGGTGTATTTTGTTGAAAGTTCTCTTCTTTCATAATCGATTGAATTATTTGTCCTATCTGGAATGGTTCTCCGTCTTCTTGTCGCATCCACACATCAATCTGAAATTCAGCAATATAATTTATTTGTGCGTTAGAAGCATATTCGTAAGGCATCCATCCTGTCTGACTAATCCTAATAACTGGTGATAAGTCTCTTTTATCTTCAGGTATATAATGCAACCAAATATTTTCAGGAGGCACTAACTGAGCTAGTTTATCGTTTGAAGATAATACTTGATAAATCTCATCTAATATATTTCTTTCAAAAATTTCACTCAATATAATGCCTCCCTCAAAGTTTTTGCAATAACATTTAGAGTTTCTTTCTCTGTGTTTTTTATAGTGTCACTCATGAAATGCTGTGGTGCTTGATTGATGGTTCCGAATTCAACAATATGAACCCTATGCTTTATCCCCTTCGGATAACCTACGCTGACATATAAATCACCAGTTTCTCTATTTCTTTTAACTCTTGATGATACAACATGATCTTTCATGTGAATTTTGCCTTCATAATCATATGGAGATTGTCGTTGAAGTTCTTTTTCTACTATTTTAGATGCATTTAACAAAGCTTTTTTACTTTGTTTTTCAACATCTACATTAAGACGTTCAAGATTATCAAGAATTTCTTCAATACCACTAACTTCTACTTTAGATTCACTCATGAACCAATCCTCTTAGCAACAATAATCATATAAGAACGTTCCTGGTAGTCAGGATATACTTCAATGATTTGATACTCCTTATCATTATGTTCAATAGTGAATTTATTTGTATCAATTTCTGTTGGTAACTGCCTACATTTCATCTTGATATGATTCTGAGTATTTGTACCTACTGCCGTCTGATAATCTTTACCCCATGCCGTTATAAACTTTGCATAGAGTTCGTACAACGTATGTTTCTCCTTTTTAGGCTTACCGTTAACATTCTTTGTCTTTTCTTCAATAATCCTAATCTTCTCCGTCATCTCTGCTGGATCCATCTAAATCACCAAATTTCTGTGCATATTGAATTTTGAGTTTCATAATTGCGCTTTTAGCTCCAAAAATAAGATTATATTGAGGTTTTTCAGTAGTCGGTTTTCTATTTTCATAAAAATGAGTAACTAAAAACGCTACTGCACGATCGTACGTAGCGTTATCAACGAAGAATTCTTCTTCTCTCGTGTCAGAAGAAGAAACAGTGTTCTTAATTTCTTCCTCAGCCCAGTCCATATAATCTTGAATTAAATCATCATCAAAATTATATGTGACACGCATATGCTGCTTAATCTTCTGAAGGTTCATCTTTATCAACTTCTTGCTTAGAAGGCGATTTTCTAGCTCTGGTTTTTACAACTTCAATAGCAGTAACTTTTTTGTATGAAAGAATTTCTAAAGCACGTTCATCTGAGAATTCGTGAATTTCATCAACTTTATATTCTTCTCCAGTATACTTATCAGTAAAATCTACTAAAATTCTATACTTCTTCATAACGTTTCACTCCTTTATAATGATAACTCTGATTTTGCTGCTGCTACATTTAACTTCACGACAGCATTAGGATTTAAGCTCTTACAATCTAAACGTACTGCAATCATTAAACATTCAGCAAACTGCATGTAAGACGTCCATTGCGCTTCATATACAGAACGTACAATTAAAGCAACTGCGCCCTTCATATCTCCAACATACATAGTAGTCTCGCCAATCATTTCATCCTCAAATACCTCTACCGGAATACCATTGATTTGCTTTCCTGATTGAGCAGAAATAGAGTCTTGTAACAAATAACGGTTATTTCCATCTTTTAGCGTATCTAACCAGTTGAATACTGACTGAGAAACCACAATTTGCTTTTTATACTTCGGAGCAAGCGTAACATTTAGAGCCTTTTTAACGTCATCAAACGTAGTAACTTCGGTAGCTTTCTTTTTATTCAGCTCATCTAAAATTAATTTATTTTCAGTAGCTTTCTTAGCTTCACGCAAAACATCTTTAACTAATTGTAAAGCTCCTACACCGTCTTCGATTGATTCTTTAGATACTGGGTAGTATCCTCTATAAGTTTTAACCTTATATTCCTCTTTTTTAATCGGTTGAATGCCGACCATAGGATTTTGTTCAAGTTCAGCTACTTCTGTTAACGGCGATACTGACTTACCATCGAAGAAAGCAATTTCACCTTGACCATTCTTCACTTCTTTAACTTGAACTAAGTTAGATAATGCTGAAACATCATCAGTATAGTCAATTACATCAGTAGCAATTTCTTTCGGAATTAATACAGCATTACTGTCTGTCTTTAAGCCCTCCGCACGTAATTCTCCAGTAGAAATGTAGTGTAAGAAGTTAGCGCGTACTTCATCTTCTCCTGTATTTAAATCTGCATCTTCAATGATTTCATTTCTTTTTGTCATGCTTCTAACTCCGTTCTCTTCTTTATTTTTCTCTTCTGCTGTGTCCTGTACTTCTAATTTTTCCAGATCCTCAATTTCTTTTTTTATCGCTTTAGCATCAGCCATTAGTTCTTCTGCTAAAGTAAGATTTTCTTCTTCAATTGCCGCTTCAATTTCAGTTCTTTTGCTATTTAATTTGTCATTAAGCTCAGTTAATTTTGTTTCCTTTTCTAACTTATCCATAATAACCTCCTATAAATTAAAAAGCTCATTCTCTATTTTTAAGAGTTTGAGCTTTTTGTCATTTTCTTCAATTTCTGTGATACTTCTTAAAGCCACGCTTACATCTGTTTCCTTATAAGCTGGCAAACTTACGATGCTTATTTCTTTAATCTGATTAATGGAATTGATTGTACGTTTATATAAGCCGCGTTCATTGTCGTATTTCATATCAATACTCTTTTTATCAGCATTAAAATGAAAACTGCATTGATTAATGTTACCTGCCCTTATCTGCTCATAAATATCTTTTGCATACGAAGTATTAGGTAGTCTCGCTTTAAATCTTAATCCAACCTCGTCTACTTCTAAATCAAGAGTATCCGCAGACTGTCTGCCTAACACATGATTCCAGTCATGATTAAATAAAAGTCTTACATCATCAAGTTTTGTCTTCTTTAAAGCATTAGGTGAGATTGTTTCAATAAATTTCCCTAAATCTTCGCTCCAAGTATTAAAGCGTAACGCATAGCCTTCAACAATCATCTGATCATCATCTTTTACTTCCAGGTTTCCTTCAATACTCCTAAGCTCTGTTGTCATTATTCTCACCTCCCTTCAAATTTGATTTATTCATCTGATATTCATCAACAATCTTACTGTTAACAAAGTTGAGATTGGTAATATGCTTATCACCTACATCATTGTTAAGTGGTTTATATCCTAACTTTTCTCGTCCTTCGTCAACACTAATTAAACCCAGCTCGTGCTGTGTCTTAACTGTTTCATTGAGTATTTTAGGATCTAAGTTCTTATATTCATCTACATTAAAATCAAACTTAATAGTTTTGTTGCTATCAAGTTTATGTAGTTCACTTAATATAATGTCTAAATATTGCTTAAGCGTACTTATAAGATAGTCCTGATTGAGTTGAGCCAAGTCCATATTAGACGTTGATAGTCCCATTTTATGAAGTGGAATACCTAAAACCTGAGCAACAGCTATCTTACTATTATTGTTGCTGTTAACTAGTTTAATAATTTCAGTATCCACTTCTAACTTCTTATATTCAAAATCTTCATCAAGCACAATAACTTGTGAACTCTTTCCTAATCCAGCATTCTGTTTTTGCCACTCTGCTCTAACAATATCTTTTTCTTCTTTTGAAAGACTTTCACCTTTTGCTGTTAATATGCCACCGGTGTGAGTCCCGTTTTTAAAAAAGTTATCAAGTAATTTCTTACTATAGTTATCGATGTTCAAATCAATATTTAATGATTTTAGAGGAGAACGACCAACAATACCATCTATCGATAATGTTTTGAAGTGCATCATATCTTCGCTCGATACTTCTCTATAATTGTCACCCTTATTTCTTTTAACTTCATAAAATATTCTAGTAATATAGTTTTCATCTTTCGCTATTTTGACTTTAACGTTGTCATTAGATAAAAATTCTAATCTTATTGCTCGACCTAACTCATTTCTTATGATTTCTACATATGCATTACCGCATAGAATCATGTTAGAAATACTTGAATATTTTAATGCATACCCTGTCATATACTTATTAGGTTTGATATTCAGTAATTCTAATAAGTCATCATCACTACCATCAACAGTTGTTATTTTAAGCCCTGCAATATCTGTAGCTATCATATTGATTGCTGTTGCTACATCTGAATTATTCAATGCTTTAACACCGTTAAAATTTATACCTTCTACATCGTCGTTTTTAATGACGTTCATAAAAGCTCGCATATCTTTTTCTATTGTTTCAGGCTCGTAATTTGTAGGTGCTAAATTCAAACTTCTAAAAAAATTCATCGTCTACCTCCTTCCTACGAGTAAAGCCACTAAGACAAACACTGCTCCTAACAAGTAATAGAAAACAATTAAATCATGAAAAAAAGCATTCACCAATATGATGATGATGCCTCCCAAAAATAAAATGACATGTATAAAGTTAAAAAGCTGCATCAATAAGTTATCGATAATTTTCAAAAACTAAAACCTCCATTCTTAATCTTCTCTTTAATACCTGGTTTAGCAAACTCATGAAATTGAGCATCCGTATAAGCATTCATTCCAGCAACAATAGGATCTATCTTATTACGTTCTTTCTTCTTGTTAATAAGCAGGTTATCGTTAATCACTTTAACAAATGCATTATGTACAGATGTATTAAGTAGTGGATTATCTGAATGTACTACTTTCTGTTCAATCACATCATATCTAAATTGCTTTATTGTCTCAGACAAACCCATCATCGACTGCGATACCTCAATCAACTTAAACTGAGAAGCTCTTTTTTCCATATCAATCAGCCACATGCTAGCTAAGTTCCTGTCATAGTAGATACCTTTAACATTTAATTTATATCTTCGTTGATAATCAATTATATAATCAGTTATCTGTTCGTAATTAATTAAACCACTTTCTAAATTAGTCAAAGTACCATAACCCTCATCAATGAATTTCTGATAATTAATTTTATCCCGCTTCATTTTCAGTTCAAAACTGCCTTCATACCCAAAGAATCCATGAGTAGTAATATACATTTTGTTATCATCTATAGCATGTATAGGTGTTACTGCACTTATATCATGCAATCTCGATAAATCTACTCCTATCCAACAATCCGTATTCATCAATTCAGGAGCATCTATTGAATTGCTATTCCAGTCATTAACCTTTACAAATGAATCTTCCTTATCGCTTGCTGCTTGCCACATATTAAAGTTTTTTATCTTTATGCTGGTCATCTTACCTTTTTCTTCTTGCTCTTTAATATCAGCTTTTATGTTTTTAAGAATCACAGCTCGTTTTTTATCATTTTCGAGTAAAGGCATTGCTTTTATCCATTTGTCTTCGTCAGATATCTCTTCCTCAGAATCCATTTCGGCACAGTATACAAAATAGTTGTCATCCTCAATTTCTTCATTAAGTAACTTTTTAATATATTGATATTCTTCAGCGTACATTGGGTTTGTCAGATCATCACCAGCTGTACTAACGATTAAAGTTAATGGATTTTCTTGTTGAGACATCCCGGTTTTTAATCGTGAATACATTTCTGTATCTGGCATACCAGCAAACTCATCTAATATGGCCACGCTAGGGTTTGTACCATCTACTGCATCAGGGTTGTTAGCAAGCGCCATGATTGTTGATTCAGATGGTGTATGCTCTATCTCAGTTGATATGATTCTGATGTTATTCTTAAAATACTTAGACTTTTTCTTCAGTTGATTCAACTGAGACTTACTCATCTTAAATATGACGTTCGCTTGCTTGTAAGTTAATGAACTGATATAGATTTCTCTTTCTCTAAGGGGAGATTTACCAAATATTAACTCATACTGTGCTACTCCATTAACAATAATAGATTTACCTTGTTTACGTGCTGTACTAACATAAGCTTTAGTAAAGCGTCTATATCCTGTGATTGATGATACCCACCCATACAAACTGCCTACAATAAAATACTGAAATAACATCATCGGCATAGGCTTACCTGTTTTTATATCTGGTAATGAATTAAGGTACTTATAAGTATGTTCAGCTAAATCCGGTCGCCACTCATATCCCTCAGGAGGATTAGCAATATCTTTCAAATGCCGCTTACACACTTTGATGTTTTTATCGCTTGCTAATATCTCTCCATTCACTACTTTCTCTGCATATAGAGTCGCATAATCTATCAACTTGTATCACCCCCAAACAAGTCAGCGAATGGATCTTCTTCGTTTGATTCTTCTGGAACTAACCTCATTCTGCTTTCAATACTCATTCCTAAAAGCGAAGCATGTGATTTTATTTCTTTGAATATATCTATCTTCTGTCTTCTTTTTGTAGTCAAGACTTTGTCAAGATCAATATAGAAACCACCACTTAATTCATCTTTAATTTTTTGTATTTCTTCTGATATGTCATGATATTCAGAAACTAAGTCACAATATTGAATCAAAATCTGTTGATCTAATTGACTAACTGGTAGTGAACCAAACAATTTTATTACTCTTTTATACTCTTTTTTAGCGTTTTCTGGCAGATATTTTGGGGGTGTTTTGTTAATTGGTACAAAATCATTCAACTTTTTTTCTTTCTCTTTTTTCGCCTCAATCTCTACTGCCGTATAGTGTTTACTCGTATTTGAAAGAGGCTTCTGTTTACGTCCAGCCCCCAAAATATCACCACCTTTAAAAAAAATTCAATTTCGGGAGTCCCTTCATACTTTTCAAAAAGGGAATTTAGAAAAGAAGAGGGGGCTCGGTTGTTTTCGAGAAGCGGAACAGAAGGGTAGTTTTGACCTGGGGGGCTATATTCTGTACTTCTTTTCGTCTTCTCTTGTTTTTATGTTATGACAGCTTTGACATAACAACTGTAAGTTATCATCATCAAGTCGTTTGTCCCAATTCACTTTTGTAGGAATGATATGATCCACTACAGTTCCGACCGTAATTATTCCATTACGCTTACATTGTTTACATTGATAGTTGTCCCTACGTTTTATTTTATTACGTTTTTTGCGCCATATAGTGCTATTGTAGAACTCTAAATATTCTTTTGAATACTTGTATCTATTTCTATTATATTCACGCTCTGTAGTGTCTTTCCTGTGCTTCTCACAATACTTATGAGGTTTCTCTACAAGTTCTCTGCACATAGGTTTAGCACACTGATTGTATAAGGCCATTCAAATCTCCCCATTAAAAAAGGACACAAGCATATCGCTCGTGCCCTTGATATATTAATCTACAATATAATATTAATACATCTAAATAATAAATGTGTTCTCGAAAAGTTCACGAAAAGTTCGCGAAGTTAAATTAATACATCCAATAACCTTTTATATACTTGAATCATTGTATCATCTAAGTCATTAAAGTTAATATCTTTTATTTTTTTAGCAAATACAATATTCTCATTATTTATAGTTTCGTTTATACTATCATACTCATCGACCAAAATAGATATACTCTCATCTTCGTATCCTCCGAATATAGCTATCGTAGCTCTATTATCTTCGTGATTAAATTCTATATATATATCTTCCATTAGTAGTAGTGATTTAAATTCTTCAGTTTCGAATCCTTTAATTATAAAAGGTTTATTAAGTTCTTTAAGCGCATCCAGCATTTCACTTAAATGTACACCAAATTTTTCTAATGCATCATTTACATTTCTTTTAGATATTTCTAATTGTTCTTTTTCTTCTTGAACCTTACGCATTTTTTCTTTATTCACTGCTAAATACTTATTCATTTTATCATCTCCTATTTTTGCATATTGAGTTATTCATATCTAATATTGTGTATAACTCACCCATCTATTATAACCCTTTATATATCAGTACTTCCACAAGTTTTCTGAAAATTAGTTATACATAGCTTATATATGCATAACTCTTTATGTAACTAAAGTGTTTATTTGTTCATTATACATAAAAAAATAGACCTGATTCATATCAGATCTAATATACAAATTCAAAGTTAGTCATCGCTTCATCAATGCTATCTTGTGTTATTCCTATGTATTTCAATGTGATTGCTTCACTGCTATGATTAAATATCTTCTGCAGCGTAGCCACGTCTTTCGTTCCTTTGTAATAATGATATCCGAAAGTCTTACGCATCGAGTGTGTGCCGATTGATTCTAAATCAAAGTAATCTGTTAACTCTCTTAATATCTTATATGCCATGTCTCGACTAATCGGCTTATTAAATCCTTGTCGAGACTTTATAATAAATTCTTCAGGTGGTTTATCTTTTATAAAATCATTTAGCGGTCCTTTTAAATTCTTATGGATTACTATCTTTCTTTGCTTACCTGTCTTTTGTTCTCTCAATTTGATTGTGTTCCCCTGCACAGATGAAACTCTTAACTGTAATATATCCGATATTCTTAGCCCGCAATATATCCCGATAAGGAATAATATATAGTTACGTTCATTATTCTCTTTTAGATGTCTCTCAATCGCTTTTATCATGTCTGGATTACGAATGGGTTCTACAAAGTTCATTACTCTGTCACCTCCGAATACTCTTCTATCCCTAAATAAAAAGCAAGTCGTATAATAGCATCATTCTTAATCTCATAGTACTTTGTCTTCCCTATACCTAATTCTGTATAAATATCAATATCTATACCTCGCTCTTCCTGTAGATACTTATTAACGATAATATACTTTTCATCAGGCTTTAGATTATCGATAGCATTGTGAAGATTATCCATTAATTGCTGTCTTTCTAACATCATCTGCTCACGCTCAATATTTTTCGATACACTCAACTCAATCTTATTTAGATTCTTAACTGTCGTTGGTGGTTCTAAACTAAATGACTGAGTAACAGATGGATAACTTCTTACTGGCATTAGACAAAGTAATCTGTTGTATTTGTTAAATAGCTTGTATACATTCTTTCTTGTTTTGATAAAGTCTAGGTTCTTAATCTCTAATAATAAAGTCATTTAGTAACCTCCATGATTCTGATATAATATAGGTGTCGAGTATATTACCTCAGAGCCATGAAGGCTCTTTTTTTATGACTGCTTCAAGTGTCTGTTTTTGCTCTATGTCTTCTTGACTTCATTCGCCATTCTCCTTTAGTAGTCCAGAATGCTCGTGAATGTTGCCGACCACTTCTAATAAATCGATCTTTCTCCTCCTAAATCAATGTAAAATCATCACTAAATGCAGTCTTAGGTATTCCACCTGAAATACCCCAACCTTTAAAATAAACGTGAGATTTACTGCATCCTGTGATTACATATAAATTACCTGTAGATTTGCATTTTATATACTTACCTTTCTTAAACATATGATCACTCCTATATGTTTGTGCCTTTCGCATTCAAGTAATCAAAATAATAACCATTCTGTGTCTTAATAATTTCTTTGTTATCTCTAAACCACTGATAAGGAATACTCTTACGTCCTAGCGATTCTTTCAACTTCATATACTCATCTATATGAATCAGATACAGTTCATTAAAGTTACGAAAGAATATGAGAATGAATGCTATGCCATTCAACCGCTTCACATCGTTCAAATAGTCTTCCTGATGCTTCTTAACGTTCTTGAAAGGAAAGCTCGACTGCTGACATTCCTTTGTATCAAAAGCGATAAACTGTCCTGTATGATATATACCGACAAAATCGACGATGGACTTATCTGTATATTTAGCGCCTACAAGTTGGCCACCTTTTCGCGTTACTGCTGTTGGTGTAGGAACTTTAGTCACTAATGCTATATTTCTATGTCGATACATATTGTTAGTCTGATCGATCCTATTTTCTAACCATCGCCCTCTGAAACCTTGCTTGTTATAATGTGCTACCATTTAACACCTCTTGTATATAAATAAAGATAAGAAGCGGCTAACCGCTTCAAATCATTTATTCAGTAGTTCTCTTACTCGTTCTAATATGTCTTTCTTTTCTTTATAGTTGTTCTTATTCATCCTTATTTCTACTTTCAATTAATTTTACTGATTGCTTAACTGTCTTCTGAAACTGTTTCAAATACTTCTTAGACTTAACGGTGGTTTTCGAGATCTGATGCTTTAACGAATGTTCCATCTTTCATCTCGCCCTTTCTGTCTTTGATTTCGTTATATGCCATTTCTATGCACTCGATAAAATCTAAGTTTTTAACCTGGCAAATTGTATATAAATCTTCTAGTACCCATGTCACTTGTAAGCGGATATTATTGTTGTTATCGCTGTATATAGTGTCAGCTGCTAACATTCCAATTTTCTGCATCAGCTTTATACTGTATAGCGTTGAATCGTTGTCATTTTCTCCATAACTTCTTTGAGTAACATTAAATGCTTCTAGTACCTCATCAATTTTTATTCCTTTTTGCTGACAGTAGATGATGATTACAACAAATACATCACCAACTGCATCCTTCACTAAATCAATCTTCTTTTTAGCGATACCAGCAAATAATTCTCCCGCTTCTTCACCAAGCTTCAATATCTGCTTACGTGGATCTTTATCATGTAGTCCTCGTTCTGTAGACCACTCTCTAATCAGTTCTGCATATTTAATTAATTCATTTGTCATTGTTCATTCTCCTTTAGTTATATATTGGTTGAAGTGGCCAGACATAGACCTCTTTAAATTCCTTCGTATTCATAAATCCATTTATTTCATATGCTACTGCATTCCAGGTATGCCCTCTAAAATACTTTCTGCTTTCTCTACCGCTTTTGTCTCTAATCACGCAACGTAACTCTTTTGTTACTTCATCCTCTATCACTACTTTGCTATCAATCAATCCAGTGAATTGACTGATTATAGCTTTCGCATATCTGTCCATAGCTTATCTCCTTCACATATAATCGAATAATGTAGGTTGTCTTTCAGGCCTTACGTTCTTGTATTCAATTTGCAATCCGTCTTTTAGAAAAAAACCTTCAACTGCTAGTAACTTTCCTTTGCTATCATAAGCGTTATATATATCGAAAGGTCCCATAGTTCCGCCCTTTTCACTTTGTCTAAACTCAATGACTGCAACGTTGTTTACTCCAATTTCTAAACTTTTGTTGTTTGTTGATACTCTGCTGATTATTTTATTCATTGTTCACACCTCAATATCCTGCTGAAATATATGTTTTATTTAAGATGCCTTTAATCTGATCTGTATATCCAAATACTTCGACCATATCTTGATAGAATTCTTGATTTTGATTTAAATATTCGAGATACTCTCTTTTCATCGGCATGTTATATCTAAAGTAATTTTTGATATCAGTTTCTTTACTGTCTCTCTTTTGCGGTACTGTACCATCCCATTGACTTGCTGCATTTTCATGTGTATGTCCACTTCTTAATCTTTGCCTATACTTTATTTCACTAATTCCGTTTGCCTTTGCTACTTCCAAATATTTAAAATATTGTCTGTCGTAAACAATTTGATATACTCTAGACATTTAAATCACCTCTTTAAAACGGTAAATCATCATCACTAATATCTATTGGCCCATCGGCATTAGCAAATGGATTATTAGTAGGCATTGTTTCTTGTGCCTTTTTCTCACGAGTTGCATAATCGTTAGTTTGCTGAGCTTGCGGATAATCATCATAGTGATCTGCACCATTTCTTGAATTCTTCGGTTCTAGGAATTGAACTGATTCACATACAACTTCAGTTACATATACTCGTCTACCTTCTTGATTGTCATAGCTACGTGATTGTAATCTTCCATCGACTCCAGCTAAACTTCCTTTGTGTAGATAAGTATTTACGTTTTCTGCTTGCTTTCTGAATACGATGCAGTTTATAAAGTCTGCTTGTCGCTCGCCTTGTGCATTAGTGAATGTACGATTGATTGCAAGTGTAAAGGTTGCTACCGAAACTCCTGATGGTGTTACGCGATATTGTGGATCAGCCGTAAGCCTTCCTACAAGCACAACTCGATTAATCATTTTTTGCCTCCTGATATTCTCTTATTTTTTTACTTACCGTCTTGCGATGTAAGTTAAATTCTCTTCCGATTTTTGGGTATGACCATCCTTTTTCCCTTAATTCAATCATCTTTTCGACATCCACATGTTTGTACTGAGGGTGGTTTTCTTTCGTTAAATCCATTTCTTTCCGTCTTTTAGATAATAAACTTCTTGTGGATATGCTTCTTTTCATTCCTATATGATGATGCGCTGTGTGTTCGCCTTGTCTCATTAATTTTAAATTTTCGATACGATTGTCATGTTTTATTTCGTTTATGTGATGGACCACTTCACCTTTTTTTAAGAACCTATTTAATTCGACTTCCATCATTAATCTATGTTCAAATACATAACCATTTATGTCTCCATGTGGATGATTTTTTACGCACAATTGAACATATCCTCTATTTGTAAATTTTCTACCTGTTACATTGAAATACTTATTATCGATTTTCAGTGTATACATTACTTGTTTTTCTAAAGTAGGCGGCATATTTTCACTCCTTTGTTAAACGTCCTACTAGGACTACTCTATTTAACATCTGCTTCACCCCAGTTAATATAAATGCCAGTAATGAGATTATCGTTAGGTGATTTAGGTGAGTGCACTCTCTTGATTAACTCTTTATCAATTTCTAAATGTTCAGCAAGATCGTCGATAAATCTATTTGAGTTGTGCGTAATAATATATTTAAGACTTACATCCACGCTTAAAAGATCATCAAACGCAATCAATGTAGATGACGCGCCTTCTTTTGAGGATGTTATAATCTTTTGTTCTACCAAATCAAAGGCTTTTTCAACATTATTGCTGTATGCTTCTTTTTGATTTTTTAATGCCGCTTCAATAGTTTTATTCATTGGTTCTCCTCTTTTCACTTTATAATTTGTTATGTTCTGTAACTTTTTACTGTATAATTTTCTTAATCTCATAGGAAAGGTGGTGAATCTAATGTCAAATTTGAGTTTTAATCCAAATGATTTTGCAGCTGCATATTTACAAACTTTTGGTGTAGATGATACTGAATGCGTTACAGAAAGAGATAGAATTGAAAAAGCTCTTACTATTTATCTAGCTTGCATTTCTATATCTACAGAACGCGTTCAAAAGTTTCATGTAAATAATGATTCAAACGAATCGGATCTAAATTAATTACTTCAACTGCGTTTTTATTACACGCTCTCTTAATCTCCTCCGCCAAGATGACGATTAAGAGGGCTGTTTTTAATACCTGTAATTTGTTCATAAATTCTGCTCCTTTATCAACAAGTTATTTTTTGTTACTTTTTACTGTATAATTTTCTTAATCCAATTAAGAAAGGTGGTGATTTATATGGGAAAAAATGATTTTGATAAATTCTTCAAAGGTGTTCAGAAAGACATGTATAAAATTGCTGAGAAGAATGTTGCTAATTCTAAACTTGAAATTACATGTCCTAAGTGCGAAAACAAAGTAAAAATTCATTTTAAAAACTCTGTTGGCAAATGTCCTAAATGTGATGAAAAAATTAATCTTGATCTAAAATGGGTTTAATATCTCTTATTGCAGAAAGATTATTTTCTTTAATTGCATCTTTGAATTCACCAATATTTGTTATCTTTAGATTTACTCTTACTTTTTGTCCTCTTATAGCTCTCTTAATCTCCTCCGCCAAGATGACGATTAAGAGGGCTATTTTTAATGTTTGTAATCTATTCATGTCACATCCTCCTTTCACTGATTTTATTAACAGCTATACTTAATGTCTGACCATCGTACTTCTTCTTTATTTCTTCTACAGCTTCATCAACTGACATTGCTTGGACAATCTGAGTTAAGTTAGTAATTACCGTATTGTTCCTCTTGCTCAGCAAGTCGTAATACACTTTGAAATACTTTGTGGTTCTGGTGGATTTATCAATCATGAAGCGGTGCATTATGCCATCTATATCTCTTTTTACGATTACCTTACCGTCTAAGATGTCTAGCAATTGTTCTTTAGTAAATGTCACTTCTTTATGCATGATGTCTGACACCGCCTTTATCCTCAAACTCTCTTGCACTTTCTTCGAGTTCTTTTCTTAACTTCTCACGTTCCTTTTCAAGCTCATCATCACTCAGTTCATTTGAGTTGTTGTGTGCTGGTACTTCATTAGATTGTTTGTTCATCCATTCAGGTGTCATTTCTTTGGATTGGTTATTATTCTTGTAATTTCCACGTTGTCGAGCTTTTTCTAATGCTTTGAATTCTGCTTGCTCTCTTGTCTTAATATTTTCTGCTTTACAGCGTTTTAATATGCTTTGGATGTAGGCATATCTTGTAATATTATTTAATGCTGCTTGTTCCATCGCATACATTACTAAATCAATTCCAAACTCTTTTAGATCATCTGACATGAAAGTTACAGTTGTATTGTTAACAATCGGATTAATATTTTCTGTGTAGAATTTATAAACCGATGCAAATTCTTTATCATCTTGCTCCACCACCACTTGCTCTTCTTTATCGATATTCACACCTTTATCATTGGTGGTACTGTTATTTGTTATATTGTTATTCTTAAGACTGTTATTCTTAAGACTGTTATTCTTAGTCCCTACATTTTGTTCCGATACGTTTTGTGTCGATACGTTTTGTACCGGTACATTTTGTAAGGTTACGTTTTGACCCGATACGTTATTGTTATCGTGTTGTTTTGTACCGATACTATTTTGACCCGATACTAATGCATGATTAATGTGATAGATATTGTTGCTGAATCCATTTGATGTTCTCTTTCTAGTTACAGTAAGATATCCTGCATCTTCTAATTGCTTTCTGTATTTCTTGAATCTTCTTTCACTTATATTTAACTCACCACATATTAATTCAACACCTGGAAAAGCTGTACTAGATGATCCTGCATATGATGACAAGTATGCATAGAGTGCTTTCGCCTCTATGTCGATACTTGTATCTTTCATTACACTTTTAAATACAAGGCCATATCCTTGTATATTTGATTCAATTCTTTGTTCTGACATTAAATCCACCTTCAATCTTTCTAAAGTAATTAAGTAATCCTTCAAGATCTGCAAACTGCTTATGCACTGTCATTTTTGTTTTACCTACTCCATCTACACCGTACTTAGCAACTTGCAGATACCAGCATGAGTCTTTTAAATATATAAATGCTTTGTAATTATCGAATGATTTAATCCATTCAAGATTATGTGAAGTTAATTCCTGGAACCCTTCTAGTTTTAATAAGTCTACATCTCCGAATCTAGTAGCCATTCGATACACCTCTCACTTCTACAGAACCGTCTTGAATGTCTTTGATTCTATTCAGAGTAGATTGATTAGGATGCCAATTAAATGCCGTCTGTAACGCTCTATCTGAGTATTTCTGACGTATTTGTGTTCTTGTAGTTACATAGCATGAACTATTTACTTCGTTGTTGATGTCTTTATATAGCAAATCTTTAATCTGCTTATTTTCTTCTTTCGTCTGTCCATATAACTTTTGAATATCAATCACTGACATCACACGTTTATTAATCGTTCTACGTAGATGATCATATTCATCAGATGCAAGCTTCTGATTTTCTTTTAAATCAATGACTTCACTTTTAATATTTGCTACTTCTTCATTTGTGTTTTTTTGTTCCTGGAACATCAATTCAAGTGCTTCCATCGGATTAGATGGTACTTTGTATTCACCTTTAATTCTTAATTGTTTAAGAATATGTTTAACTTGTTTTTTAAATTGCTTTGCGATAGGTTTTCTTGATTGCATTAAAACTTCATATAGACCATATTCAGTTAGCATTGTTGCTGAGCGTCTTTGACCTGCACTAAGGATTACTGAGTTCAGCCTTTCTTCCTCGTCGATACCTCGCAACATTTCAGTTGGGTTACTATGTTCAATCCAGTTAGCAACATCTTTCGCTAAAAATAATGGATTCTCAAAATCTCCGTAAATTTTAAATTCCTGCCCTAAAATATTTTCGCTGCTAATTACTTTAATTTCGTTCATTTTCATAACCTCCATGTGTTATAATTAAGTTGTTAATTTTCATAACCGTTTTTCTTAAACCGCTTCTAAACTGCGAATTTAGATGCGGTTTTTTATTTGTCTTGTAATAACTTTCCTGCATCAGTACCTCCATAGATGATTAGCATTAAGAAAAACATGATTGTAACCGTTAAAGCTAATGGATCCATCGAAGTGTTAATAGCCATGCAGTAAATTAAGCTAATTGCAAATGCTGATAATGTAAGTAGCGCTTGTATAATAATCGCTAATAAATACTTCATTTTTGTCTCTCCTTTATTAATTTTTTAAATACTTCTAAGCATTCTGGATATAAATACAAAACTCTCGCTCCATGTTTAACTGTTATTTCCACGAACTCCTGCTGGTTTGTATATTGATTTGTTAAAGTTGTTTTACTTAAACCTGTCAATTCAATTAACTTCTTCATATCTACCGCAGCATACATGTGCTTACAATCATTCAACTTTTCTTCAACTTTCTTCATCACAAGTTCTTCAATGAATTCATCAGGAATTGATATTTGCATAATTTACCTCTTTAAAATTATTACGAAGTCTCATAAATGCGACTTAATTTATAAAAAAAATAGAGATTGATTCCTTTTTTGTCAGTCTCAGTATTTTAACAATAGTTTCTATTTCACCTATCGTAAAATTATTACCATTATCTTTCATTTTTCTGTATAAGGTGCTTCTTCCCATACCGATTTTCTCAGCAAATTGTTCAAGATTATAACCTTTACTTGCAATCATTTTTTTTAGTTCTTTAATATCTACCATATTCCACTCCTTTTAAGTCTCATTTGTGCGACTTCGTAATTTAATAATAGCATAGCCATGTTTAAAGTCAATAATTTAGTTGCATAAATGAAACATTTTATTGTTGCAAAAATGAAACGTAAAATTTATAATGAACTTGTAGACAAAAAGACTACTAGGAGGATTTTTATGTGTGTCGGTGCAAGAATTAAAAAATTAAGAATAAAGAGAAATGTATCTGCCGACGATTTAGCTAAAGCTGTTGGAGTATCAAGAGCAACTATTTTTAGGTATGAAAATGGTGATATTGAAAAAATGCCAGCTACTACTCTCGAAAAAATTGCAAAGTATTTATTTACTACACCAGCATATTTAATGGGTTGGGAAGAAGATAACTCTAATTCTAATGATCACAATGAGATTGCTGAGACAATAGCTGCCCATATTGATGATGATGCCACTGAAGAAGAAATAGAAGAAATATTAGCATACATAGAAATGAGACGCAATTTAAGAAATAATCGAAATAAGTAAGGAGTTGTGAAGATGCAACTTAGAGAGAGATTATTGGATCCTTATCCAAACATGGTAATTGAATATGATGAAGATATGCCTGTTAAAATGGGAGGATTATACGAAAGATACTTTGAATATCCTAACGGGATTATCACTTTAGCAGATAGACTTAATTATTATATGCAAAATGGTCACTTAGCTGAAGAAATCGGGCATCATGAAACTTCATATGGTGATATCACTAATGCATATAGACGACAATATAATGTTGATGCAGCAAGACAAGAATTAAGAGCTAGAAGATATGGCCACAAACTTATATTACCCTTAGAACGATTAATTAAATGCTATGAACATGGGCATTGGGGAGATATATACGAAATGTGCCTTTGCTTAGAAATAGATCGTAGTCACTTTAAGAATATTATTGATGATTATAAAAGTAAGTTTGGACAATATGTAAAATACGATGGTTACAGGATACAATTTGAACCTTTAAAAATTGAAGAATATTAATTTAGATATTCGGCTCTACAGCCTTTATCATAAATATAAAATTTAAGGAGATGGTTGTTTTGGCAAAAAAGAAAGATGAAGTGTATTATGATGAACAAGGTGAAAAAGTCATTGTAAAAAAAGACAGTAAAGCTAAATGGTTTTTATTAGGTTGTGGCCTTCCGTTATTATTATTAATTGGTATTGCTGTATTATTTACAGCTTGTACTGGAAGCGTAGTAAATGAAGTTGATAAGGACATTAAAAAAACTGAAAAGAAACAAGACGATGTCGCTAAAAAGAAATACAAATTAGGAGATACAGTTGATGCTGGTGGCGTTAAAGTAAAAATTACAAATATTGAATTTGTACAACCTGATAACGATACTATCTCTCCTGAAAATGGTAAAATCTTAAAAATCACTTCAGAAGCAAAAAATGAAACTGATGAACAAGTTTTATATTCAGATAGTGATATGAATGTAAGTGTAAATGGCAAAAACTATGGTGCTTATTCAGGTATGGTTGAAGATTCAAACAGTGGATTTACTGAACAAATCAACAATGGAAATACTGCCGGCGGATACCAATATTATGATGTTCCAGAAGCTGATGAATATGTAATAGAACTTGATTATATGCCTTCTTTTACATCATATAAAGCTAAATATTACATTAAATCTTCTGAAATTAAAAATGCTCAATAA